TCTTATTGTTGTTGCAGGTTGCTAAATTAGAAATTTCTTCCTTGGACATTTTAATTTTACGACTTAGTAACCAGCAAGCCCCATAATCTTCTTGATCAAAGTGAATTTGATAATGTTCAGTTATAGTTACTGCTTTGAGATTTGATGGATCATTATTTGAATGATTGCCATCTATGTGATGAATATCATATGATCTGCCGTCCGAGTCTCTTGGAATGTTCCCGATATGATTTTCGTAGATTTTTCGGTACTTGTTTGTGCCGCAGTAAATACACATGCTGATGCTCCTATAAGCGTTAGAGTAGTTGGATATTGTCAGTATCGCGAACTACATATATTTAGCCAAACTACTATAAAACACAATTTTTGTATGCTACAATATTTGAATGAAAACAAGAGAACAAATTATATATGGAATGTGTATGACATTCAGACATGACTATGGGCTAGAAAAACCTACTGGAGATAACTTTGCTAGTAAGTTAACATCGGGCATGACACAGGCACAGCGCGAATCACTATGGCGTCAAATGGCGCAGATATTTGATAACGATATATTACCACATATGGAATTTAAAAATGAGTAAATTAAAAGTAGCAGAGTTGTTTTATAGTATTCAAGGTGAAGGCAGATATATGGGAGTACCCTCAATCTTCCTACGTACATTCGGCTGTAATTTTACCTGCGATGGCTTTGGTATGCCACGCGGAGAGAAAAGTCAAGAAAGACATAATATTGTAGTAGCTAATTACCAAACGTATAATGAGCTGCCATTAGTGAGTTCTGGTTGCGACTCATATGCCTCCTGGATGCCGGAATTTAAGAATCTAAGTCCGCTAATGGAAACAGATGGCGTCGTAGAACGTATTATGGAGATCCTGCCTTACAAACAATGGGCAATGGAACATCTAGTCATTACAGGTGGCGAGCCATTATTAGGTTGGCAACGTGCTTACCCAGACTTGCTTAATCATAGTAAGATGAAAGACTTGCGTGAAATTACTTTTGAAACAAATGGTACTCAGCCGTTAACGCCAGAGTTCAAACATTTTCTAGGTGAATGGACTGCTGAAAATTGGTATAGAGAAGTTACATTTTCGATCAGTGCTAAACTTAGCAATTCAGGTGAGTTGCGCGAAGATGCTATTAAACCTGAAGTTGTACTGGAATATCAAAATGCAGGCTACGCTTACCTAAAGTTTGTAGTAGCCACAGAAGAAGATGCCGAAGAAGCCCTGGCAGTTACACAGATTTATCAAACTGCAGGATTTAAAGGTCCGGTTTATTTGATGCCAGTAGGTGGAGTTGAGAGTGTGTATGCACTTAACAATCGTCGTGTGGCAGAATTAGCCATGGCAAACGGTTTACGTTATAGTGATCGTTTACAAGTTCCATTGTTTAAAAATGAGTGGGGTACATAATATGCTAGATACTATTAAAAGTTGGTTTACGAAAAAACCAGTAGAACAAGTAGCACCAGAAGCACCGCCACCACCGGTTAAGACGGCTAAAGATATTGCCACTGAACGCGGTGAGTCCTATGTCAATATTGTCAGCATGGATATTGATCCAAATGGTATGGGCATGGGTTCGTTCGAACTAGATTGGAATGATAAGTTCATAGCTGATCTTGTTAGACACGGGTACATGATGGATCAAAATGATACTGACTCGGAAATTGTGGATCGTTGGTTTACTAACGTATGTCGTAATGTAGTATTGGAAACTTACGAACAGTACGAAGCCATGAACAATCGTGTGGTTAAGTCCAAAGACGTCGGTGGAGGAATGAGTGAAGTTGGATAGTATCAAATAATTTTAACTGTAATTTGACTTTTAATACTTGGACTGCTATACTAACATATGAAATATATTCTTATCGACACAGCTAATCTTTTCTTTCGTGCTAGACACGGTGCTTTCCGTGCGGGCGACACTTGGGAAAAGGTAGGATTTGCCCTACATGTCACACTAATGGCTGCTAATAAAATGGCACGCCGCTTTGAAGCTGACCATGTAGTTTTTGCCCTAGAAGGGCGTAGCTGGCGCAAGGACTTTTATAAGCCCTACAAAGCTAACCGTGCAGTGGCTAAACAAGCACTCACAGAGCAGGAATCCGACGAGGATAAAATGTTCTGGGAAACATATGACGCATTAACTAAATACTTGGGCGAAAAGACCAATTGTAGCGTCATACGATGTCCCACCGCAGAAGGCGATGATATTATAGCTCGCTGGATAGCATTACACCCTGAAGATGAACATGTTATTATCAGTAGTGATACCGACTTCGTTCAGTTAGTAGCACCCAATGTCAAACAATATAACGGTATATCCGACGAACTAATCACCCTTGAAGGAACCTTTAATGATAAAGGAAAAATTGTTATCGATAAGAAAACTAAAGAGCCTAAGCCTCCAGCTAACCCGCAGTGGCTACTCTTCGAAAAGTGTATGCGCGGTGATCCGACGGATAATATTATGTCGGCGTACCCCGGAGTCCGAGTCAATGGTACTAAGAAGAAGATTGGACTTACGGAAGCGTTCGAAGACCGAGGCAAAAAAGGATACGCTTGGAACAACATGATGCTACAGCGTTGGACTGATCCAGACGAAGTAGAACATCGTGTGCTGGATGACTACAATCGTAATGTAACATTAGTTGACTTGACTGCACAACCAGAAGATGTTAAGCTGACTATTGATACTAGTATCAAGGAACAGGTTAGCCACAAGGATGTGGGGCAAGTAGGAGTACGTTTCTTACAGTTTTGTGGGAAATACGAATTAGTTAAATGTAGTGAAAATGCCGAAGCATTTGGTAGTTGGATGAATAAAACTTATAGTGGAGTATTAAATGATTAAATTTTTGTTTGGTGCTATAACTTTTATAATAGTATCATTTGTAGTAGTATTACTTTTTATACTAGTTCAACAAGACAAAGATCGGGTTACGGTAACATATGATTGCCGTATGCTAATGGGAAACTGGCATCCAGATGTCCCAAAAGTGATAGTAGAGGAATGTAAAAAGAGGATCAAAGAATGATTGAAGATAGATCAGGAATCACAATAGATTTTATTGAATGGTATAATCATGGGTATGATGATCGTAGGAAAAACGGACATGATTTAGATGGGTTGCAGTGGTTGAATCAAAATATTAAATTTGATGGATTTATGTTTGCTCCTGTTGGAATTTGGTATGGCAAATGTGTTGAGGCAAAAGTGCAACAGTTCACATCACTTACCGAGTTTGTTGATTACTGTAAAAATACTGATAATAAAATATTTTTATATAATCTAACATATTATTCACCTCAGTTGACCTATAGAGATAAAGATGGTAACCTGTTACCAGTCCCTAAATTAACTACTGACTTTGGATTTTGGAAAGTTAGGTATGGTGAACTTGTACCCGAGGGAGTGCAAGCATGATAGGTAATATTAGGGAATCAAAATATAAAATAGGAGATACAGTAAAAGTTCCATATGTTACCGAAACTTTTACAATAACAGAGGTGGTGTATGATCTTGAGAAGCACTCCTCAGATACCCATATGTATGTAGCCACAAACGCTGGAAATTTTGGACTTTGGTTTGAATCAGAACTCACTCTGCATAATGTAGGAGTGCAAGCATGACATTAGTTGCCAAACCAGTGATAGACAAACAGTTTTGGATCTTACAAAAAGATAACAACAAGATCGGCAATATCGAAGCATGTGATGGTGGGTACCAAGTCAAAATTAACAATCAAGTAGTAGCGCAATATAAAACTATCAAATTAGTTGAACGCAATATCAATGTTACTTTTGAAACCATACCCAAGCCGGAAAAGAAAACTTCAAACATAGTACATGGTTATCAAGCAGCAGGTCGAGTACACAATCCCATGTGGGACGTACAGCATAAGTTACCCGTATATAACAAACAAAAGAAAAGTAAATCTTGGTACGCGGCCGGATGGTACACCGTTAAGAAAGGTCGCCATTGGACAGCAGAGCAAGATCCTAAACTAATCGTTCTCAAACGATACCCTTATCAGGGACCATTTCATACTAAACAAGAGGCACTACCTAAGTGATCAAACGCCGAAAAGTATTCACTATTGATGTAACTAATATAACTAAAGCAGATATAGAGTATTTCCGGCAAAAGTTAGCTAACGCATTAATATATGACCCAACCACAGCAGATAAGGCTCGTAGACAACTAGAATTAATAGAAGATGCTGCTGTAATTTATAAAATAACCCACAAGGAAAGAAAAGATGACCAATCCATTCCGCGACAGCGATAAATTTATGACAGCATGTGAACAAACCATCACAGGCATGAACGACGATCAGTTCAGAATGTATTCTACTCTGATTACTGAAGAATACACAGAATTGCAAGAAGCTATTGCTGCAGGTGATAAAATTGAAACACTTGACGCATTAATAGACATTATGGTTGTTGTTGCTGGTGCTATTAATAGCATGGGAGCAGATGGCGAAGGCGCATGGCGTGAGGTAATGGCCACTAACTTTGCCAAGATTGATCGCCAGTTAGGTAAGGTTCGCCGCAGAGAAGATGGAAAAATTCTCAAGCCAGAAGGCTGGACACCACCTAATTTAGCAAAATTTTTAAAGAGAGAACATTGAGCATTCACTTACAAAAGTTCATTGAACGAGTTCGTGGTCACGAGGCAAAGGGCGCCAAAGATTTTGTTATGCCCATGAAAGATGCCAAGGGTATGGCTGCTGATTTGACTGAATTACTATTAGAGCTTAGGTCTCTTAAGGAAGCTGTCCTGCAGCCACAAAAGGAAGAGGTTATTGAGGTTAAAATGTCGGGCGGTAAGTTTTAATAGTAGTATATTATTACTAAATAATACACTATGTCTAGACCTAAACCTCAAGTTCTCGCTGAACTTACTAATAAGCATTACAAATCAGAACAGATTCTAGCATCTGCCGGAATCTGGGCTGTTTATTTTGATAGTAACCCTATCAATATTAAAACGGCCAATATACTGGTTCAGTATCCCGGACCCAAGTATAAGAAGGTATCGTTCTCTAATCCCGGACACGCTATTAATCTTGCCAAAAAACTCAATATACAATTCAAGACTGATAAATTTTCAGTAATATTGTTGAAAGAAGGCCAGCAAGTTTATCCCTAGGGATTGTTATGCGAGATAAGCGTAAATTTACCGCAGAGCTATACAAGCACTTTGAAGGCTTTTCGGATATGACTACTGCCAAAGATCTGTACCAGATTATTTGGGAAAATACAAGAAAAGAGGGTGGGTTTCGGTTAACTACCAAAGGGTATGATTTACTGTCTAACTATTTGGAGTTGGAGAATCACAAGGTCAAACTTGATGCGATAGAGTTTTGGGAGTCAAAGATTTTGCTGGCGCTGGATCGCAAATTGCAGCATCCATATTATATTGACAACATAAGTTTTACAGTAAAACCCACAGTTGTTACCGTGATGTTTTTTGATAGTAAGGAAGCTATGTTGGCTATATTGTACGGGAATATACAAAAATTCCTTGACAACTATAGTTAATGTAGTTATAATATAGTTTAAGTTGCCCCTGTAGCTCAGTGGTGAGAGCAGGCGACTCATAATCGCTTGGTCGGGGGTTCAAATCCCTCCGGGGGCACCAAGATTTAACTAAATAAGTGTTTAATACAGGAGTTCATTATGAGCACATATATAACAGTAGTAAACTGGACAAGACCAATGAATGATGCTGAAAATCAATTAATGATTAACTACATCAGTACACAGACCGTAGGTAATGGTCTAGAAACAACATATAACGGTAGATTTGCTCGCTCGTGGGTTGATGAAGCTGCGGCTAATACTTTTTGCGATTTTGCAAGGTCATTACAGGAAAACCAAAAATTTCCAACAACAGCAACAGTATATACGATAGACTAATAGAATTAAAGAATTGTTGTATGAAGTAAAGTAAAAAGTGTTCCGGACGCGGGTTCAATTCCCGCCAGGTCCACCATAAACATATTACTAAATCGGCGACCGGTAAAACGTTGATTACCCGGAGCGGGAAGTCTGGATACCTTGTAGTATGTTTTTGATGGGCCTGACCAGGTTTCGACGGGGCAACAAGTAACTGCATGGACAACTCGTCACCAGATAGACGTTAAAAGTGAAAAAACCTAGACGCAAACGCATCTAAAGGCGAAGTAACTGTATCAGCTGGCAAAGAAATTCGTTTCTCTGCTCGTAGTTCAGTGAAAGCCGAAACTTTCGCAGTTTAATCACTGGCGTAGGGTAGCTTATACCTAGTAACAGAAAATAGCAATAGGGACTTCGGTCCCTATTTTTATCAAAATACTTGATTTTACCTAGTTAATTGCGTATAATTTATACATTGACTAAATAACTTTACAAACTTCCCAAAAAGAAGTTGACAATTAAATTACCAAGCAGTAAAATAACTTAACATGAAAAACACAAGCCATTCCATATCGTATCAGTTGCCCCAGACACTAGCATTATGCTGGAGTCCAGCGGTGGCCTTACGCTCAGGAAATGATTCAGTATTTAATATGATTGAAACAGGCAAGGAGTATAGTGGGGTTCGAGAAGGATGTGATGGTTAAGCAATAGCTAACGTCGTAAACTTTAAGGACCCTGGACTAGAAATACTCCAGGGTTTTTTGTTTTTGTAGTAAGTGTGATAGGCAACGCGAGCCTGTAGCGCACTTTAAACATGCTACTATTAATGTGGGCGGAATACCGGATGATAAGTTCCTGGCGATAACGGGAATGTGTAAAATGGTATAATATAAGGTGAGGTGGCAGAGTGGCCCATTGCACTGGATTGCAAATCCGGAAAACCGTCGGTTCGACTCCGACCCTCACCTCCAATTGTTGTATTTTAGCACAGTGGTTGACAGTTAAATCATCTACAGCTATAATGTTTGTATAGTAAGAAATGCAGTACTTGTTCTTTAAAAAACAGACGCAATATTGAAGTACATTACCTTAAGACTGGAAAGGGTTCCTAGGAAAGCCCGATGGCGTATCCTCATTTAAGGGTATAAATCGCGTTGCCAGAGTTGTAGTGTGTTTCAATATTGCGTAAGCAAAAAGTCCACGGCAACCTAATCAGTGCCTAGTCTGAGCCCAGACGATGAAGTAGCTGTGATGGCTACGGGTGGTTCGAGCAAGGGTCTACCTCTGGTAACGGAGATGAAGAATCTGCTCCAGCGAAAGCTGCGGTCTAACCTAACCGGCGTTGGCAACACGAGAGTTCTCCCTGGTCGGGAAGCGGATGGAAGGCATAATTAGTCAACTTAAATATGCTATAGTTACCGCCGCAGGGAGAAAGCACTTAGTTGTTATTAGTTGTATTGTTTTGGAAAATTCCAGTGTTCACTTGGAAAATGCACAGGCGATGGATCCTCCGTCTAGCTAGCGCGATCTAAACTGTTGCCTGAAACGAAAGCAAGATCAGCATTGGCCAATGCCCTTGTATAAGAGTTCAGCGATAAAAGCAAACGACAATAGGGTTATTGTTGTCCATAACGAGACAATACAACTAATGACAATGGTGGCTATAGTATAATAGCAGATAGCATTCACTTATAAGAATCCCGGCGTCCCTAGCCGTTATTAATAGGGCGTGAATTAACTCCACGATAAAGTTAAGGGTGCTTACGATCTACCTTAGAGTCCCTCTGTCGGGAGCCTGAAAAAATCGTAGGGTGTTGCTGAACATGCCCATACTCATAGAGAATAATCAGACGGACAGGGTAGACAACTCCGGTAGGGGCTAGAGGGATTTAGTAGCCTACACCATATTGAAGTACATTCAAAGGCGAAGCGCAAGCCGAGTGGTGGATTCATAGCATCGTGCCAACGATGTTCACAGGTTCGATTCCTGTAGAGTGTATTTCAATATGGTTTGTGTGCTACCGCAAGTAGACCCGCCCGGAACAATACGGATCGCTATTCGGTGTTGTTCATGAGAAAGCAAGGTAAGGCTGTCCCAAGAGTAAGAGAGCGTGAGGGGACAGACACAAATCATAAAATCGGCCCGTGTTCCCACCGTGCGGCAACCGAGTTTAAATAAAGCCAGGACGCATGCTGTCGTTAACGGTGGGGTCATATCGAAGTACATTAAGGGTGGCATAAGTTTGATAAGCCAAGAAATAATCCTTCATAGTGTATTTCAATATGGTTAGTACACAGTGAAAAACGCCGACCCTGCCCGACTAGTCATCGGGAAAGTCGGGGTCTAGTAGCTACGAATCCCGACAATAGGCACTTGACCGTGACGACGATAGGGAACCATATTGAAGTACACTAGCAAGTAGAGTAACGAGCCCGTTTAGCGGCGGGTGTTCTGGTTACTCGAACGTCCATGGACTCCGGGTGAGTAAGCTAGCAAGGCGGTTCGACTCCGTAGTGTATTTCAATATGGTTACTAGTATTTTTTATTGAACTATAGTATAATGGAAACTGATTCTCGACTGCGACGGTGGTGGCTTCAGATTGCGATTACTATAACGGAAGTTACGCAAGTGATCATAGCGTAATGAAAATTATAGCAAGGCTTATTACGCCACCGTGGAGGTTGGAGATGCTCACAGTGAGCTAGTTTAATAAAAAATAGTAGATGTCATATTGAAGTGCATTAGCGGTAACGGAGTGGGGCAACAGCCATAAACTTCCCGCCCCACCTAAAGGGAAGTGCTAGTGTGTTTCAATATGGTAGCCCTGTTCAAGTGCAATGGTCACACGCCCTTGCTTGGATGGACTGTTACCATATTGAAGTATATTGTACGAACTAGTCCCGAATCAGCAATAGCATTGCAGAGGTCATATCGTATAGTGTATTTCAATATGGTAATAAAGAATTAGGCCAATGGGACTGCATGGTGTGGTCGCCCGCCTGTCACGCGGGATATCGATGGGATCGTTACCCATATTGGTCGCCAAAGTTATCCTCGTTGAGATCCAGTGTTATGGTCGGGTGTTTTACTACACTTTAAGCTGTGGTTAGAATCCACAGGACGAGGGCCAATTTTAAGGAGTAAATAATAACAATGTATCATGGAATAATATTATGCGGTAGTAGAAATGACAGCGCAGGTAGAAATATCGCAGGCTATCGTCTACGCACAGCCGCAGAGAAATTCAATTATGATAACTTAGTTATTGATTGTGCTACCGCAATGACCCAAGCTGAGTTAGAACTATTACTAGATAATGTCATTACTACTAAGACATTATTTTTAGGCGTCAGCACAGTTTGGTTAGATCGTCCACACAATGCCCATGGTGACATTGAATGGATTAACAAAGATTTTTTTAACAGAATTCGTTCTAAGTACCCACAGATAAAAATTGTCGCAGGTGGCAATGGCGTATTACGTATGCCAGGTGCTCGTGAAATATATAATTCAGCTGACTGGCACATTAGTGGGTTTAGTGATGATAGTTTTCCTAGATTTCTAATGTTGTTAGACGGCAAGTCAGGACATCAGTTAAAGTATTTTATTGACAGCAATGGTAAAAAAACTGTGGACAGTAATAAGTTTCACACTATCGGAAATCCCGATGACATTGAAACTGTACTAATAGCAGATGATGCTTTTTATAGTCATCAACCAATACCACTAGAAGTCAGTAGAGGGTGTATCTTTAGATGTGTGTTTTGTAACCATCCTTTTCAAGGCGCTAAAGATTACGATTCATACATGAGAACACCTGCTAGTCTAAGTAACGAACTTCGTCGCAACTACGAATTGTTTGGTACTACTAGATATTCGGTGATGGATGATACGTTCAATGATAGTATAGAAAAGTTAAACAGACTTGAACAAGCGATAGAATTAGCAAAGATACCCAACTTTGAATTTCAATGTTACATTAAACCAGAGTTATTAGTAACTAAGCCCGAGATGATTCCGCAGTTGTTGCGAATGGGGCTTACTGGTGGATTTGTTGGCATAGAGAGTATGAACAATGTCGCTAGGCGAGCAATGAATAAAGGAATGAATATTGATAAGGTATTACATTCTCTTACAGAGTTAACTAGCACTGGTCAAGTTAAATTAAACGCAGGATTTATAGTAGGATTGCCAGGCGATACAATAGATGATATGTATAAAACCTTTGATTTTTGTAAAGCTAATCCTCAATTGTTTAGATCATGGAATTTCAGTAGCCTTGGAATTTATAGTTATAATGATGTTGAAAAAGAATCAACGTTAATAAGTCCACTGGAGCGTGATCCAGAAAAATATGGATATACTGTTATTAAAAAACCAGGCGAAAATAGTTTTTGGAAGAATGAATTAATGACATCTGTTGAATCACTTACGACAGCGGGTAAACTACTAAACCAATCATCCGGAATCATAAAATGCGGCGGATGGATAATTAGTTCAGCATGGCATAATAATGTATCCGACTATGACATTGATAATAAAACAACATTAGAATTAAATTTAGAATGGCGTGGTAGACAAACGGTGCGTGATCGTGCTATACTTACACTTAAGAAGTTTACTTAATAACAAATAATGGAGTAGAAGCATCAATGGTGATGCACTAGACTGTAAATCTGGCGCCCTTGTGGCACGACTGGTTCGATCCCAGTATACTCCACCAAGTTTTATACTGTCTATTAGTCTAAGTCATAAATAATCAACAAGGATTATACTATGGGCGGATACAGGCAGGGTTCAGGAAGAAGTAAGTCAGGATACTATAAAGGTATCTATTGTGGATCAACATATGAATTATGCTGGGTAATATACAGCATTGATCATAATATAGAGTTCCAACGTTTTCCGGGATTATTAGAAAAAGAAGGATTGAAATATTATCCAGATTTCCTATTAGGAGACAATAAAACTATTATTGAAACTAAAGGATACGAGAAACAAGAATCAGTTGATAGAAAAACAGCATTGGCAGAAAGTTTTGGATATACAGTAAAGGTATTGCGTAAAGATGATTTACAATATGCGTTTGAATATGTAAAAACAACCTACCAAACAAGTAAGTATTACACACTATATGATGAATATAAACCAAAATATAATTATGTATGTAGTTGTTGTAATAAATCTTTTACTAGAGATATTGTATCAACAACAGAAATAAAATTCTGTTCGAGGATTTGTGCTGGCAAGTATAGAAAAGAGCACAACACAGTGAATGGATTTAATAAAGAAACAGCAAATTACAAAAGATTGTTGTCGAGAGAAACAGCATTAGAAATTTATAATAGAAAAGATAAATCACTTCAAGGTTTAGCAGATGAATATAATATACCTAAAAATAATATATGGTTTATTAAACAGAAGCGAACTTATAAGTGGATACACGAGTAAGTCCCTATAGTTTACGTTGGTTAGAACACTCGCCTTTCACGCGGGCAAACCCGGATCGTCACCGGGTAGGGACGCCAATAATTAGTAAGAGGAGTTCGATTCTCCTTAGCTGTACCAAAGTTTTAATGGGTAGTAATGCAGCGGGGTTGGTCCTGCGACTGGCCTTGAAAACCAGGTTCTCTGTAATGGGGATGGGGTTCGACTCCTCTGCTGCCCGCCAAAGTTTTAAAGTTTATGGGTAGTTGCCTGAGTGGTTAAAGGAGCGGCTTGCTAAGCCGTCATCGGTAACGGTGCGTTGGTTCGAATCCAACACTACCCGCCATACAATAGTAGCGAGCACTGGTTGTGCGGCTGGGTTTTATAAACCCGGGAGAGTGGTCAGATGGGCTGCAACGGTAGAGTTCGAATCTCTACGCTACTACCAAGTTTCAGGATAGACGTTAAGTTAGAGTCCCTGCCAGTCTAACGTGACCTGCTGTTACGTGACAAAACAATATGGCTGAAGTCGGTGTATAAACTTGTTTAACGAGACAATCCCGTGAGTCCCCACAAAAGGGATAGTGGGGCACCTGAAAAATATATTGCGTCCGTAGCTCAACTGGATAGAGTTCTGGTCTTCGAAACCAGCTGTTGGGAGTTCGAATCTCTCCGGACGCACCACAGTAATACCTGTTTAGCTCAGCTGGTTAGAGCATCATCTTGATAAGGTGGAGGTCTCTGGTTCGATTCCAGAAACAGGTACCAGTAGTACAGTAAATAGTATTAACATGGGTAAGTAGTTCAATTGGCAGAATAGCGGTCTCCAAAACCGTTGGTTGTAGGTTCGAGTCCTACCTTGCCCGCCAAATTAACCTGAGAGGTCGTAATGAAGTTCAACATACCACAAATCAAAGAGTTCATAGATAGACAAGGTCCCGACACTAAAATTTATATTGGCGTGGACTCAGAACGAGTTAAAAAAGGTACGCAATGGTATGCTGACTACACAGCGGCTATCGTTGTTCACTTAGATGGAAAACATGGTTGTAAACTGTTTGGTGAGGTAACTCGCGAAAGAGATTATGATCGTGTTGATCGACCTAACACTAGGCTTATGACTGAAGTGTTTAAGGTAAGTGAACTGTATCTTAAACTAGCAGAAGTTCTGGAAAACCGCGAGGTTGAAGTTCACCTTGACATTAACCCAGATGATGAGTACAAAAGTTCTAATGTAGTCGCGCAAGCTATTGGATATATTCGTGGTACTTGTAATGTAGAACCTCGTGTTAAACCACATGGTTTTGCTGCTAGTTACGCTGCTGATAGATTCAGAAGTTTGAAGGCGGTTAACGAATAATGCCATTAGATAATAGCATGTATCCCACCATGCAGGAAGATGTGTGGATGCCCCGATTTCCAGTTTATGATAAGTGTTTTGCTTGGTTACCACATCGGTGTACTCAAAGTAACTGCGTAATATGGTTACGGTGGGGGCGTAGATATCAGCAGTGGGTTGGATATGGTGATACTCAGTACTCAAAATGGATATGGATGACCGAGGACGAATATCTAATATATTGTTTAAAGGCAGCTAATGAGTAAAGCCCTGGTGGTGGAATGGCAGACACGCTAGTCTTAGGAACTAGTGGAGAAATCCGTGCGAGTTCGAGTCTCGCCTGGGGCACCAAATATAGGATAGTATGAGAAAGCTGATAGAAATTAAAAATTTAAACAATGAAATATTTGTATATTGGACCTTGACTGATTTCTGTAATCAGCATTGTACCTACTGTCCTTCGGCATTAAATCTTGGAGCATACGCTAATAGTCCATCTTTTCCGAATGATAGTGAGATTGACTTGTTTCTCGATAAATTAATTACTATACAGCAGCAAACTCAAAAGAGATTAGTCGTTAATATATCAGGTGGCGAACCTACATTACATAATAAATTCTCAAACATAATTGAACGACTACATGATAGTGCTACTATTATCGTTACAACAAATGGTGCCAGAAGTGTCGGCTGGTGGCAAACATTACCTAAACAGCCACATCTAGTAATTTTATCATTGCATCCAGAATACTACAACTCCAAAAAATTAAAAATTAATCAGCTATGTGAATTTTTAAAAGATGGTGGGGTAGACATACAGTTTAATCTTATGTGTCATCCAGATATGTGGGATACAGTAATGGAAATAGTCAATGATGTTGATGATCGATTCAAACCATTTATTATTCCAAAAGTTATACTTGATCAAGACTCATTTACCAAAGATATGTATTCATATACATCTGATCAATTAGATTTTATTAAAAACTATCCTACCAAATTAGATTCAAGTATATCATGGGACATTAGAGCAGTTTATTCGAATGGCGATATCAGTCGCGTTGTCCCAAATACAATTATGGCAGAAGGATTACATTATTTTCATAATTGGCGATGTACTGCTGGTAGTGAAAGTATATACGTATCCGCTAACGGTGAAGTTAGCGCAGGAATATGCAATGCTCAATTACTAGGGAACATTTCAAATTTCAATTTGCTTAATGAGTCCCTGATTTGTCCTAGAGCTAGATGTGTACATCCTGGAGACATCAGCCTTAGCAAATATAATCCTATTACGATATCAAAATAGTTGACAGTAACAGTAACACACTATATAATAGTAACATGTGAGATTGAAATACATGCATGACTTGAGATCTTGCGTATTATACCTCAGATTAAAATGATGCAGATACATGAACTTAATGATTTAACCAATACAAAGATAGTTGACCTACTAAAATTTTCCTTTTCGAAAATTGAAGAAGATTCTATTATAGAAAACTATCATCCTGATTATAGCAGTCAACCAGGAAACCTATTTTACATATTACAACACGGTAGATATCACCGTGGTCATGGAAAATATTATGTCGTTACAATAGATGGTAAGTACATAGCAAGTGCAGGGTGGAATGAGTACGAATTAGATACCGATGTTGCACTTATGTTGACACGAATGTATGTAACTCCAGAATATCGATGTCAATACCTACTCGGCAAACATGTACTACCTCTCGCGGTTAACGAAGCAAAAAATTATCAGTATATATGGTCCACGGTGAATGAATACAATCGAGCCCTTTATATATACTTTGAAAGAGTTGCAGCAGGTAAATGTCCAGCACTATCAACAGATTGGCCGGAAATTTATAAAAGATTTAAACCAATAGGTAAGAAATCGATATATTACACAACACAATGGGTTATTGAATATGACAGAACATGAAAAAATTGAGTTTTTGCAAGATGCGGTATTTAAACTGTTTGGCAAAAAAGTTACGGTAAATCTAGATGATGGTCTGAATCTACTAGGCTTAGATAGTTTAGACATCATTGAACTACAACTTTATTATGAAGAGCAATTCAACATAGAATTACCTGATACTGTAATGATTAAAACTGTCCAAAATTTGATTGACCTCATGTGATATGAATTTCACACACAACAATCATTTGACCTACACTATAGGTGACGTTGAATATGGCTACAGGACTACCCCTTACGAAAAGTTTATAGTTGATGTTGGTAGTATTGATCATGATCATTACCGTAACAGTAATTGGTTAGAAGAACAGTACAGGACAGCAGAACTTGTTGCTGAAGATTTCAATTACGATTTTGCGGTAATGTTCAGTGGCGGCACTGATAGTGAAATAGTGCTGCGATCCTTTAAGCATATTGGCGCAGCACCAAAAGTTGTATTCATTAAATTTACCGACGATTACAATATAGAAGACTATAAAATGGCATGCCGCATTGCTGATGATGTTGGATTCAAACTAGATGTAATTGACTTTGATGTTAAGAAATTTTACAGATCGGGTGAAGCATACGAATTAGCAGGATCCATACAATGCCGGCAAATCGCATATTTGTCTGTGTATTACAATATATTAAAGATGAAAATGCCAGCAGTAATGGGTGGCGAGATGCTGCTTAGACGGCACGTAAATTCGGCAGGTAGTAGTTGGTATTATTGTTTTCGAGAAAATGAAGATGCCAGTGCCATGCGTTTTAGCCTCAAATACAATATACCTTTGGTAAATGAGTGGTTTTCCTATACACCGGAAATGATGGGATATTACTTGGAAAATGAAAGCATACAAAGGTTGATCACAGAACGATATAACTATAAGCTGGCAAGTGTAAGTTCCAAGAATGATATACTAAAAGAGTACATGCCATCTATTATTGATAAACAAAAAACACATGGATACGAACAACTAATGGGGTTCAATGGTGAAACCTACAATACTCTGGGTAAGAGTCATGTGAAACGACTGGTGACCAGTTTGGACGGAATATTTATAGATGAATTAAAAATCAAATTATTTGGGGAGTTGTATGCCGGTAGTTAAATTATCAAGTGAACATATAGAACAAGTAAAACCGCTGTTTTATATTAAAAAATTCATGGGTACCAGTACCTTGGGTAAAAGTGTTACTAAAGAAAATCCCGGAAATAAATTACTGTACGATATTTTTTGTTCGAATTATTTGAGCGATCTAGATAATTTTCACGCATATGGATATGTAGATGATGACGGCGAGGTAAAGTCATTGATATCATTTTATGAAAGTGTCGAGGAGCCGGCTTGGTACTATACTGTATATCGTAGCAGTGGCGATAATGAATTACTAAGACCCGTTTTAGATAAGGTCATAGAACATAACGAAGCTAATGGTAGATTAAAATTTTATACTTTGGCAAACCAACGACACAGCAGACTACTCCGCCGATTTCATTGGAGTAAATACAATGATGAACGGTATGGATACTTTGATGAATATTTTGTTCCAGCGAAACAAAAGTGTTATTACACCAATGCCTGGGAATTATTATTCAAGCGATATCTATCATCCGAAGACTGTGTTGTTCGGTGTAACTATTTGAAGCAGGAGTACCGAACTTCATTACCTCAAGGCGGAAATTTATGAATAAACTAGACAAATACCTATCAACTATATCCACATCATTTTGGTTTCAATGGGTACCCAGTGTTATCCTGGGGACCTTGACAATTATACTACTGGCATTGGGCGTAATTCCACTGTACTATCTAGGGTTTACGTTTGTCATGTGGGTACTAGTGTGTGGACTTGGTATTGCTGTTGGTTATCATAGAGTATTCAGTCACAGGACCCATAACTTACCTATTTGGAAAGAAAATATTATTTTATCTCTGGCCATTTTTGCAGGCCAGGGTGCATCAATATTTTGGGTAGCATTACACCGAGGGTATCATCATAGGTATAGTGATACCGAGCAGGATCTGCACAGTCCAGTGGTATATGGCAAGTGGCATGCATTCATCGGATGGTACAAAAATATCACAGAAGCCAATAATATCGTTAATTTGAAATATGCGGTTGACTTATTACGTAAACCGAACCATGTATGGTTCAGTAGAAATCGTCTGGTTATATTATGGGGGGTACCGTTACTAGTCGCCATATTTGACTGGCAACTGGCGCTAACCGCTTTTTGTCTGGTTACCTTCATAGGAAGCACACAAGACAACCTAGTCAATGTATTCGGACACATAAAGACTAAATTAAGTTATAGGAACTTTGATACCAAGGATAATAGCCAAAATAACTTTATTTTAGGTTACCTTTGCTGGGGCCAAGGATGGCATAATAATCATCATAAATCACCGGCTAGTTATGACTTTGGTACCGGAGTGTCAGGTAACTGGTGGGAATATGATCCATGTAAAATATTTTTACCATTACTGCGATAGATAGAATGTTTTTTTATGAAGGGTGCAAAGTAATAGGACAATTGCCAATTGATATGATTAGCAAGGCTAGCGATTTTGCATCAAACATTGATTATAAAGAAGATAGATTTAAACGTAATGAACCGGCACTCAAATACAATAATTATTTGATATCAGTCCCGCCACCAATAACTGAAGGTGTAGCCTACATACAGAAATTAGATGACCTCGACTTTAGCTCTATAGCTACTATTTTGGATGAATTAAAGTCTTGGGAAACATTTAATAATATGACAGTATTTTCATGTGAGATAAGTTACTTGGCGCCAGCTGAGTCATTGATTAGACATACTGACGTTCGTTTTTACCATTTAGTGGGTAGAAGAATACAAGTTCCATTATTGATAGACAATGCATATTTCGTCAGCCAGGAACGATTATTTAAATTAGAGTTACCAAATGTATATGAGATAGATAATATCACTACGCATTACGCTATAAATCCAGCCACTACACCAAAGATAAGTTTGCTGATAGACTTTTTAGATACCAAAATGTTAAACACTGAGTATAGACTAAACAGATCGCCGCGGCGTAGAGTGTTATGGTATAATACTATTCCAGAAAATGACGCATACAAGTAAAGCATTATGACTATTATTAAATCATTGACGTCATCTGAAATTACTTACATTAGGACTTGTATTGATAACCTAACAGATTTTTGGGGGCCACATGAGATTCCCGGTCAATCAATGTCATTGTCTGGAAATACAGAACTTTCTGGGAAAACCATATGGTTACATTACAAGGATCACGGAGATTGGATTCAACATGACTCAGACAACATTAAATCTATTCAAGATATCTTAGATAACCTCAGAATTGAAATAGCAAATAACACTAGATTTGGAAGGACGTACATTCATAGACTTGATCCTGGTAAAATAGTAGGAAGACATCGAGATGGCAGTAATTTATATCGTGATCCAGCATACTTTGACGTAGTAAAACGATATCAAATATACTTAGATATTCCTGCACAATGTGAAATAGAGTCAGGTAGTGTAATAGCAGAAAACAGCGTAGTACTATTCGATCACAAAAGTTGGCATAGTTATACCAACAGTAGTGATAACGATTTAATTTTTATAGTATTTGATCTGTTGGAAATATAATCTTTAGTACACTGATACAGAATTAGTAATTCCATTACTTTCATTATACGCATCTCTTTCTGCAAAATGAGCTATGGTAATAGGATCGGCATAGTGTTCATTCATTGATTCGATACTATCCCATTCTATTGTTACAGTATACACCGTAGGAGTAACAGAAATTACTCTTTCAATCAGTTTACCAGTGGCGACATATGCCACATTTAATTGGTTAGTAAAATTTAATTGAGTTGGTAAAGTTCCTGCGATTTCATGATACCATGGAATAGCAATGTCTGGTCTTACAAATATTCTTCGTGTAGTTGTCATAATAGTTCTCCGATATTATATTTATTACTTACCTGACTGTTGAGTTAAGTATGTACGATTAAGTAAGGTGTGATCATGATCTGTAGGACCCCAATCGCCGTCAGGGTGGAATGATATAACTATTAGTCCGCTGTCTTCAGTAACAAAACGATGGACTTCCTGCTCTTCCATACAAAATACTGCCCCAACAGTTAGATCATGTTTGTAAGTTGGGGACTGTGCATAACCCTTACCGCTTGCGACAATGCCCAATCTAAAAGAAGGATGAGTATGAAATGTTTGCACAATTCCAGGGGGAAAATGTAACGAGCTTAATGATGGATCACCCATTCGTGGAGGGTATACTAACAAACTATCGCTACAATGATCTATATAACATAAACGACCTTGTTTTTCAATTGGACCACCGAACACATTTTGCCCATGATAACCAAATTTAACGATACAGAATCCAACTCCATTAACAATTATTGTGTTGCTACTATATCTACTATTGATTGAAAAGAACTCATTTGGTGCTACTGTTTTGGTATCCGATACTTTCATTTCACCACTGATGCAAAATCCGTACACAGTAGAGTTTTTCGGAACGGTGAATTTCCCGTTAGTAATTTTATGAACTTCACACGGGTACATACTGTCAGTTCTGTCTAATACTACGTTGTCGTCGTTGCTGATAAACATTAATAATTTCCTCACATTGTGATGTATTTATAGAGACATCAATGCGCTATAATATTAACCGCACACGCGGGCTTTCCATTCGTTGATTTTTGTTAAATCTTTATAATATTGTTCAGAATTATTGTTTTGAATCATTATCATTCCCATAACAGTCGGGAAATTTTTTGACACAGGAACGATTCCCGGAAATAACGTAGGATACTTTTCACAGAATTTAGTTGATTGTAAATTTTCTACTGGACTCCAATCCAATTCATCTATATGTCGAGCAGTATAATTATTGACACATATTTTATTAAAATCTCCAAATTTATCATACATCATTGGCTTAGTAAACGATGCAAGATGAAGATAGCTTTTTAGACTTTCCATTGCCCAGTTATTTCCGGTAGCAGCATGAATTGGACCTACCACAGCTCTGCCCTGTGACCTAAAATTAATTTCTACTAGGTGAGGAGTTCCTTTATCCATTTTAACTTGGGTCCACGTTAACCCTAGTCTAATACCAAGTGCATCTAATATAGTTACTACATAGTCATATAATATTTTAATATTGGGATCGTTTGGACTTACAAGCTCATTTTCTTCTCTCCAAGGAAACATATTATCTACTAGATAATCACCCTTGTACACACTTGCCATAGTACAACGATGTCGGCCGTGGTAACTAGATATTTCCATACAGTATTCTGGTCCATTCACAAAGTCTTGAACCATATATTCAATGTCAGTATCCAGTAATGACTTTATAATACTATAGTCTGGATCAATATGAACATTAATGTTGCCCGCGCCATTCGTTGGCTTTACCACCAATTTTTTATTTTTGCATTGCGATAGAGTATCTAATGTCAATATAAATTGATTAGTGCTAGCCAGATTAAGATCTCGCAAATAGCTTAGGTAGTTAAATTTACTGATTCTGTGTATTTGTTTTTCAATATCGTTGCAGTGATCAGGAAAAAAATGTGATTGCAGACGATCAGCCAAGACAAAACCTGTATCTTCTCCATTAATAAAACAAGAAAAATCATGTTTGTTAATGTCAAACAATAATTTATCCCAATCATTCTCATAAATTATATGGTGATCTATCAGATGCATCGCTGCATTGGTCGCAATATTATATGCATCTTTACTGGTCCACACGGCGACAATTTCAAGATGGTCAAAAATATTTTTGATCATTGTGACATATCCGTACCCACTATATCTAACTGGATTTACAAGAACAATTGATTTCATTTTGGCATCAATTGTTCTATTAAATCTTCTAGATTAATGATAATTTCTGTTTCTCCGTATTCCTGAACATCTTCCACTATTTTTCTAATATCAGAATCAAGATCATTACTTCGATATAAGTCATAAAATTTTTCTAATCCAGTATATTTTGGTCTAACAGTCATATCTGGCCAGTGTCTATATAATGCATATGGTTTGATTCCAAAGTAATTCATATTAGTCCAGGGACTAGCCAATGCTTTTTCATATTTAATCCAATGTTGTATATCCGGATCTAAGATCCATGCCAACATGATTTCTGGTGTTTGCATAAAGAATCTATGACTAACATCATTTCCTATTTCTCTAGCTGACTCTATTAATGCAGTTGAAATTTCTTCCTCTTCTAGATATAAACCAGGTAATTCTGGTCGTCCATTATATCTATGACGCTGCACCTCAATATCACCCCCGCCCAGTACACAATGATGATTGGGAAATAATTTAATCATTTCCCTATGCAGAAGAATTCCAACAAACTCTGACTTGTATTTTTTGGCATTATATAGTAAGTGGACTCGTAAAAATTCTTCAAAATCAACATCGACTATAGTATGTTTTAAATTATGTTGTTTTACATAATCCAACGCATAGCTAATGTCATGTTGGTTAATACTGGTGTTGTCACGATAGACTAAATTCATTATTCCAATTTCAAAATCAACGTTAGCTTCTTGAAATGAACGAACCACTACTTCACTGTCGATCCCACCACTAAAACATACAAGCACCGGCTTCTTGGCATTTTCTGATATTAATCTGGCAGCTCGAATGCATTCATATTTAAATGAAGTTGGCATATATTCACAACGACCAAATTTCATCCAATAATTACCTTTTCGATCATCGAAATTGTACACCCCGTCTCCCCAGCCAAATTGAAAATGATTGTTGTGGGTAGTGTATGTCATTTTTTAGTTCCTTTTAAATGTTATGTCAGCTACTGTACTAGTAATATTTATTAAGCATTTAGCCCATATATAAATATATGTGC